AAAAACACTTCCTCACAAATACATCAAAAACGTCAAGGTCTGCCACTTGCCCGCCAATATCGGCTGCTCTGGCTACTGGAACCTGACGATCAAATGCTTTATGAATGCGCCGTATTGGCTCATCGTAAATCATGACGTTATGTTCACTCCAGGCTTTCTCAAAGCAATGCACGAGAAAGCCCAAGATCCCGAAGTCGGCGTGGTGCACGGAGACAACGGCGCATGGGACGTGTTCTTACTTAAGGACTGGGCAGTTCAAAAGTACGGTTTGTTCGACGAAAACCTGTACCCCGCCTACTGCGAAGATCTCGACTGGGGTATGCGGTTCCAGCATGACGAAGACTTTAAACGCGTCATGTCAGTCGGTGTGCCGTATTACCACGGCGAGTTAACCGGGTCGTACGAAGACGGTTCCCAAACCTGGCGTTCCGAACCCGAACTCGCCAATAAAATCCACATGGCTCATGAGCTCAATAAAACGTACATGCACGCCAAGTGGTCCGAGGCGTGGCAGGGACACGTCGAAGGCAAGCCTTACAAAAACCCGTTTAACAATCCTGCATTCCCGCCCTGTCTGACTACCTACAACCTTGATTTTGTGCGGGCAAAAAATTTAGGATTCTAACTTGTTAAAATACGGCTATCAGTTATATGCCTGTTATGCCGTACTACAGTTCGCGTCCGTCCGAAAAACGTTTAGTTAACCGACTGAACGAACTGCTAGCGGAGCGCGGGTTGACGTCGTTTAGGCTCAGCAAAATCGCCGATCTCTCACCGACGACAACCCGCAACATCTGTGTTGATCAGTTTTATATTCCAAGTCCTGAAGTGCTTGAGAAAATCTGCATTGTATTAGAGGTGCAACCCGGCGAAATCTTGAAGCTTCGTACTAAAATGGAAGGAGAAGACGTAGTTGCTAGTTGATGTTCTCCGAAGCTGATTACGAATTAGCGGCCCGCGTACTGGGTCTGCCCGTACCCCGCAGTTCTGCTGAGCGTGCTGCTGCGACTCCTATGGTCGCCACCGTGCTAAAGAACTACTACCGTGCCGCCCCTCCGATGCCTGGTCGCGAAGGTGAAGGCATGATGACGCAGCCCACCCGGTCGCTCAACGCGTATCCGGATACCAGTCAGCCTGAAATCAAGGTTCAACTGGAGCGCCGTCTGCAAGCCGGTATCCCTAACGAGCAAGCTTTTGATGAAGTCGAAGAGCTCGTGGCGGCGATCATGCAGGACCCCAGTCTGCTCGAAGTGTTCTTGCAGTACGTGCAGAACTGTATGCAGCAGTCTGATGAGGGTGCTGAGTATCTGAGCCGTCAGCGTCCTGCCGAATATGATCTGCCCAACTACGGCGGTCAGTATTCGATGCTGAACGCGCCTTCGTCGAACAACATTCCGCCCAGTGTGGCATTCCAACAACTGAGCTGATGAACTTACGCGAACAACAACTAAAAGAAAAAGACGTACGCCGGGATGCGCCTGAGTTAGATCCTGGTATGTTTTTAAAGTTGTATATTGCGTCTACGTTTCCTCAGACATCTGCGTTACCTTCGCCGGAACAAATGCAGACTTTGGCTGCTTCTAATGATCCACAAAATCAATTAAAATTCGATAAGAACATGGCTTTGCCGGGCACAAAATATGACAATCCAGGAGGGGCGTAACTAATGACTATAGCTACTGTCGGGGGATTAGCCCGTTTGGCTACGCAGCTCACCGCTGCGGGCGTGGCGCCTAACGTTATTCAAAGTATTATCCAGGGTTCTGGCGGTACACCAGCTGCAGGCGGAACACCTCCTGGCTTCAACCGGCAGAACATCGTCGCGCCTCTTTTAAGCTCAGCTGTCGGTGCTTCGCTTCCGGATTTAGTTGCCGCTATGCGCGGTAAGTTACCAGAAACTTCTGACGCTCCTGGTTCTAAAGCTATTCTCAGCGAGGATCTCATCCCTCGGCTGATTGAGCAGGAACGAGCCCGTCAACGTTTTGGTAGTTTCTTTGGCTTGGACTCTGGTCCTAGTGCTGAGGATGTTTACGGTCAGATTCGTGCCGGACGTAGCGCTGAGCTTGAAGAGCTGGGTGCACGCGAACGTGCTTTGGAAGCTCTAAAAGGACAAATTCAATCTGCTATCCGGCAGATGGAATTGGGTGCCGGATTGCAGCAGGCTGAACTAGAAGTTGGCGGGGGCATAAAACGACAGGAACTGAGTTCCCTTGGGGATATTCAACGTCAGCGAGTCGCATCTGGATACAATACGGCTCAGTCGTTATTAAATACGGCTATCCAGAACCTGACTGCTCCGCAGAACCTTGCGTCCAGTTCCGTTCTGCAGCAACTCGGCACCCAGGTACCCTGACATGGCAAACGGACTTTTTGAAGTCGCTAAAAATCTGCTTGATCCTGCAGCCATGATGCGGGGCGGCGGTGAGCTTGCCATTCTCGGCGGACGCCCCGTGGTTTGGGCCGGACCTCAGATGGGTTGGCAGAGCCCTGAAAGTTTTTTCGAATATACCGGTCCCCAGCAAGCAGAAGCGCTGACCGGAGCTAAGTCCCCGGCCGAAATTTATCAGCGGGCCACGTCGCTTCGCGGGTATAAGCCTGAGGCTATGGCAGCTAAGCCGCCTAAAACCCCCAATCAGCCTGGTACCGTTACCCCTGGCGGTATGGAAGACCAGCTTCCTCCTCCCCCTCCGATTCTTCCGCCTCCTCCTAACAATTCGCTGCCGCAAACTACGGCGCCTTACTCAGGCACAACAATTCCTCAGACGCAGGATGCCGTTGTCGGAGACCTGTTTAAGTACCTGAAGGAGCTCGGTGATCCTGAGCGTCTGCGTCAAATTGAAGATATGCGACTTCAGAATCTTCTGAAGTCCCAAGTATTGACGTCGGAACTGACTCGTGCGGGCGAACGTTCTCGCTATATGCGGGATATTGAGCGCGAAAATATCAAAGCGTGGCGGGATAAGCAAGTTGCACAGCTTCAAGCTAACGCTGTACAACAGGCTGCTCTCGGCACCGCGATGATTTCTGCTTTCGCTCCTCCTAACGCGGCCGCACTGTCTAGTACTTTGCAGGCTGCTTTACAGCCCTTCTCCAACGTCAGCTTTAAGCGAGGTTAATTCAATGGCTTTTCCTGTCGCTGCTGTCACTGCCCTTGGTACGGCTGCTGGCGGCTTAGGCTCGCTTTTTGGCAGTGTTTTTGGAGGTGGGGGTGGAAGTAGCGCTCCCCAACAGGCTGACTACAGTTCTCTTTATGCACAACTTGCGCCCATTAATACTCGCCTCACTTACGCCGGGCAAGAACTGATGGCGAATATGGCTCCGTATTTAGGAGCCCAGGCTGCCCAAACTAATCTGCTGGGTCAGTCGATGTACGACATCTTCAGCGGAGCAACGTCTAAAGAACAACAACTTGCTGGATTGCAGACTGGTATTGCTTCTCAATTAGCAGGTGCAGCTATTGGTCAGCAGGAAATGGCCGCTAAAGGTCGAACTGCTATGGAACTTCTTGGCGGGGAAACTCAAGCCAAGTTAGCTGAAAAAGGAGCTGATGTTCTTGGTCTTCAGTACACCAATTTGGCTAAAGGAATAACCGACGTCGGTGTAGGCGCCGGTAATGTTCGTAACCAGCAGGTTATGGCTCAGACTCAAGCTAATCTTGATATTGGTAAGCGTCTTTCCGAAATCAAGGGTCAAACTGAAGGTCAGATGGCTCTTCGTAGGCAGGCTGCTGGTACCGCTCTGTCACCTCGTTTCGCATGATCAAATCTGTAATCGGCGATTCGACCACGGTTGCTTCGTGGTTAACTTCGCTTGACGCATCAAATAAAGACGCTTTTATTCATTACGCTAAAAATGCTACCAGCGATATCGAAGCGTACCTTTACGCTAGGTTCCTGCGTCCTGGTTATGAAGGCAGCATCGCTGACCTGACAGCCTGGATTCAGGAGAAATTCCCCAAGGAAGATCTTCGTAAAGTTCTACTTCGCGAAATTGATGACTTACAAATTGACATCCGAAATGTACGGGACATGGTTCAGAATCAGATGCTCGACCCAGCCTCAGCGGCGACAAAGATTTCGGCAGTTCAAAAAGAACTTCGTAGCCATATTCAAGCTGTACGAGCTATTTCAGACGGTTTAGACCGGCGCGGCCTCATCCTCGCAGGCGCGGATCGTACTATCCGCGAATTGATAAATACCCTCGACGGCCAACCTGGTCTACAACAACTTGTAGACGAGGCTGCCGTTTTGGTCTGGACTACGATTGAAAACGAAGAGAAAGCCTAATCAGCTTTCCGCATACGCTTCATAATGTGTTCTAGTTTAGTTCGGAAGATGCCCATAAAAGCATCGTTTACACCCAGCGACATTACAAGCTCATCACCTTCGATAAAAGCACCAAAGGGAAGAATCACAGCAGGCTGATTTGAAACCGGCGTACCGAAAGTATCCGTCCATTCAATAACTCGGTCGTTTAGAGAGCCGGTAAACAAAGGTTCTTCAGTTAAATACATAACCTTGGTGAATTCTTTATCGGTTATGTATGCGCCTACGTGGTAAATCAAATAAGGTCGACCCTCTGGAGTGCACGTCATGTGCTTCCAGTGATAAAAAATAAGATAACCGTATCCTAAATTAATAGGTGCTGTAGAGTTAAACGTAGCGCAGCCTTTAGCAGCTTGATCTAATACTTTCGTATCGAGTGTAATTTTGTTGCCCGACTCACGCTCGACGATTAAAGGCCGCGTGGAATACAAACAGTTAAGTTCGTCGTTCGCACTAAAAAACGCCCAGTTTTTTTCCGCAGCTTCTGGTTGGCGGTTTTTGCCAATGGGAGGGATAGCGGCCCGAACTGCCTGGAAATTCTCGTTAACCCAGCAAACGACGACCTTAGGTTGGTGAAACAGCTTTTTGGGGTTCGAGTCGTACTTACTGGCGTAGGTCGACGCGACGAACTGAACGTACAGATTTTTATCGGGGCCAACAAAGAGACGCGGATCTTCGTAACTAAGCCGGTGCTTGTTGGGGCGCAGCTTTTTAGTACCGATCACTGACGTTTGGTCAGCACTCAACATGCCAATGTAGATGTCGTTAGGTTCGTTATTTAAGTAGAAGTACTTGTTGTCGTACCTAAAGCCGAATGCTTCGGGTTGTGACCGCCACGCGATGTAAACCGTGTCGTTAAAGACTTCAATCGATGGGCTGAAGTTGGCAACACTGCCTTTTGGAAGTCCCTTTACAATCCGCGTGAATTTACCGCCGAGGTCTTCCGCTTGTTCGTATACGGTGGGAACGCCAGTTCCGAAACCTTTGATCGGATGTACAACATCGCTGTACAAGTGAAAGTAACGAGTTTGAGACTGCATGATCAAACCCCCAGGTCGTTAATGGCGGCAGTAAAGCCGGCGGCGATAGATTCCCAGCGATACTCAGGGCGCTGAGTTACAGCAAAACAACTTTCGGCGGTGTCGTCGTACGAGAATTTGTCGTAGTACAGATCGCTAAGGATCTTGGCGGTTGCTTGTACGTCGATTAAACCGCGCTCGACACCGAGGTCTTTATCCACAACCCATGTGGAAATGGGGATAAGTTCGGCCGCCGCATTCCAAATGTCTTTGCACGCCGTGTGGTTAGGCACGACTTGCGGTTTTTTGCAGCTTGCGTGTTCGAAGCTAACGAGACCCCAGCCTTCGCCGTCTGATGTGTTGAGACCTACATCACACGCGTTGTAGATAGTATTCAGCAGTTCGTCCGGAGGTGCATCCAGATAATTGATATTAGTTGAAGTTAAAATAAGACGGTTAGCGTCATCGATATTGCGCCGTTGCATTTCATGCTTGAACAGCGGCAGAATGTCCCAGCCCATGTCTTTGCTGCCCATATGTAGGTACAGCATGGTATCGGGCTTGTCGACCGCAAACTCAGCGAATGCTTTGATCGTTAGATCGATTCGCTTGCGGGGTTGATTGCGATTCGCGTTCAGTACGACAAATTTATCGTCGGGAATGCCGATTTTTTTGCGGGCTTCCGTTTTATCCATCGGATAGAATCGACCGGTATCGACCCCGTGGGGAAGTACAGCGAGCCGCTGAGCCTCAGCACCACACTTCATGACGCGCTCAGCCGACGGGATCGTAAATGTGATGGCAAGATCCCAGTGTTTGATGTTCCGCAACATGTCCGGGAAGTAGCTTTCGCTATCCACGGGGAAATACGCGATGAACTTAAACCCGATCTGATCTTTTAGAAACTGACATCGCTCCCAGAACTGGTTTACAACCCAGATATCGTTAAGGCAGATGATGACGTCCGGTTTTTCCTTATCGATGATCTCAGGGATTCGACCGATGCCGAATCGATCGCCTGAGCCAGAAGGACAAGCCGGATACACTTTGTATGGATGCTCGTGTGGATCGCCCGTATAGTTGATCCCCATAACCACGATATCGTGTTGGTCTTTGAGGATATTTAAGATGCTGTGAGTAACTCTTGCAAAGCCTGTATTACTACAAGCATCACCGTACCAAAGGATTTTCGCCATGCAAACTCGGTAGATCGAGTACAATTACTATAACAGTGCTATCAGCTTATAGACATGCCTAGTCGGGAAACTTTTGCGTATCGCCGTGGGGCACAACTACGAGCGTTGAGAGCAATAGAGAATAACGATAATAATGCTACAGAGACTATTTATACCAAAGCTTCTAACGACTTTCATACTTTCTGTACGTTGTTAGATAAGCCGCCGGCTCCTCACATGCTGGAATGGCACGAGCACTTAGTGACAGATGAGAGCAATAAGTATTTGTTAGATATTGCTGGACCGAATCTCGATATTCTGGCGCCTAGGGGGTCGGCCAAGTCGACTGTACTCAACATGTTTACTGCATGGTGCATAGGACGCCATACTACTGCAAAACGACCATTGCAGATTATTTATGTGAGTTACAACATCGCGACTGCGATTCCCAAGTCGCGCATTATTCGGCAGATCGTCGATTCTTCTGAGTTTCGCAAGATCTTTCCGACATGCAGATTGAAACCTGGGATGCAGTCGGATATCGGTTGGTCGATTGATTATGACTACGCAGGGATTCCTAGACTCGGTGATGAAGAATTCACTCTAAGAGCAGCAGGACTACGAGGTAGTATTACGAGTAAAAGGGCTCACTTGGTACTAATTGATGACCCTATAAAATCTTCAGCTGATATTAAAAACCCTACAATTAGGGAAGAAATGAATAATAACTGGAGTAGCGTTATAGCTCCTATTGTGTTTGAAGGCGGGCGTTCTATTTGTTTGGGTACCCGGTTCCACCCGTTAGACATCCACAAAACGATGTTTGTGCCCGAAAAAGGGTGGAAGCAGGTTACGCAGGAGGCTCTGACCTACGACGATAAAGGGCAGCCAAAAAGTTATTGGCAAAATCAATGGTCTGTTGATTACCTGCTACAACAGAAAGAACTGGATCCCGTCGCGTTCTGTTTTCAGTATCAACAGCAGCCCGTGGCCACGTCGGATTTAGTCGTGTCTCCTGATTTACTACTTAAGGGTGATGTTGCGACCGAGTTTGACAGTTTGGCGCTCGGAATTGATTTGTCAGCGAGTAAAAACGAGACGTCAGACTACACAGCTTTTGTTTTAGCGGGGCGGTTAAAGGATAAATACTATGTTGTAGATGCTCATCAGTGTCGATCTATAGGCAATCTCGAAAAAATAGACTTGCTATGCGACATGTTGCTGGAATGGGGCATCTTAACTAAGTACAACGGAGAGTATCAGCCGACGTATTCCACGGTGACCCTCGTGGTTGAATCGGTCGCCTACCAAGCGAGTTTGGCTGCCGACTTACGACGCGTGCTTTTGAACGAGCGTGGCCTGAGCAATCTGCACATTCACGAAGTTAAAGGGTTTAGGGGCGATAAGATTGCTCGTTTCCGGGGTACCTTGGGTCTTTTGGAGAACCAAAGAGTGGTCTTTAACAAATATCGCAAATTCGACGCGTTGTTCGATCAGTTAATTAACGTAGGCGCTACAGCACATGATGATTTACTTGATGCTTATACGTGGGTAATTACGTTCTTACAGCGGCGAGGCAGTTTTTCTGTTGAGTATTGACATGGAGTCGTCTAAAAAGCTTTGGGTCGCTATAACTGCGTACGACCCTCTGTCCCGTTTGGATAGCATTTTCAAGATCTTACAGCTGTATACGGAGTACGAGCTTAAAGTTTCGGTATTTTTGTTTGTCAATTACGAGGCTCAGGATCAGGTCCCACAGCTTTCTTCGCTTTTGCGCCCTTTTTCGGAGCAAATCGGCGTGGAAATCATCGTTGCTAGCCCCGAGCACGAGGGATGGTGGCTTACTTGGGCGCACAAAATAGACTTAACTGTCGCTTGTATGCGCAGAGAGTACGATTATTACATATATCAGGAAAATGATATGCTTATTACATGGGAACACTTTAAATATTGGATGCGTTGGAAGCCTCGCTTGGCTTCTTTGGGCCTAGAACCTGGTTTTATAAGGTATGAGTTGTTTGGCGGCAAGAAAGTACCGTTTGATAACCACTATCGCTACTCCTTGACCGGTAAAACACCGAATGTTTGGAGTGATCGCGGATATACAGTCGCTAAACAGCTTGTCGTCGACCACGAAATCAAGTTTTTCGCGAGTTTGGGCAGCCCTTACTACGCAGCTATGATTTTGGACGCTGAGGATGCGGTCAAATACGTAAAAAGCGCCAGTATGGACCCTCAAAAGAGCGTCGAACTGGTTTCTTTCCGTAATTGGCCATTAGCTGACCGCAGTTCGATGGGTTTAGCCTTCGAAAACCCGCCAGTCGGGTATGAACACCGTCGTTGCGTGCCTGTAATCGAAAAAAACGGACGATACATGCCGCATGAGTGCTGTTTGTTGCGCCATGACGATCTGAAGTACGCACCGGAGCTCAATAAGAGGGTTGGCAACTTGATTACTTGCGATACAATGCTTACGATTTGATATTTTTATGGACAACGTTAATCACCCTTCACACTATACGTCCGGTGCTATTGAGTGCATAGATGCCATTAAAGAACAAGTCGGTAATGAGGGGTTTCAGGGCTACTGCCACGGCAATATCGCTAAATACCTCTGGAGGTACAAGCACAAAAATGGTGTTGAGGACTTGAAGAAGGCCGCGTGGTACTTACAGTGTTTGATCGGTGAGTTAGAATTGACTCAAGATAACAACTGACTTGTGGACGTAAGAGCATTTGGGTCTGTTTACGGCCAGACAGCGTCTCTGCCTTATTCAAGTGGATTTGCTTGGGTACCCGCCGATGGAACTAGATATTTTCCAGCGTGTAGGGGTTTGTTTATTCAGAATGGCGGAGGCAATAACAAAAGTCTTTTAGTGGAATTTACAGATGCTCCAGGACAGATATGTGAAAACAATCACTTGAACGGTGATTTTCTCTGTCCCCTCTCTTGTACAGCTCTTATTAGTGGTAACGTAACTAATGTCGTAGTCTTGTACTGATGGCTAGCGACCTTTCCGGCTTAGTTACGTACTTGCAGGGTGGCAAAAGTCTGCGTGAAAGTGCCGGCATGGATGCCGATCAAATTATCAATGCTTTACGTAAAGGAGCAGCCGCGCAAAGCGGTCCGTTAGATCTTTTTAAAGACGCCTTGTTAGCTAGAGCAGCTGAAATAAAAGCCCTGGGCTCTATTTGACATCGTTATAATTAAGTCATGGCTGACCCTTTTATCGAAGCTGGTGATTTTTTCACTAAAGCTTTTAACGCACAGGAATTAGCTTCGCGTCGTCAACGTACGGCGCAACGTTCTGCGATGCGTAGCGATAGTTATGAAAATCAAGTCAGCGAGCAACCGCTAAATGCACCGATTCCTCCTCAATATGGTCCCTACGGAACTTATGAGGATGAGTTTACGCCTGAAGAAGACCCCACGGAATCTATGAAGGCTGAACTTTTGCGAAAGGCAGCCGCCAAGCGTGGGCCTCGGACCGGTGTTCCTGTGTATCCCGGTGATGGCGCCGTGACCCCCAGTGTCTGAAGTCGCGAAAAAGCGGGACCCAAATAAATGGGCAGCCGCTAAAGCTAAAGCTCGCAAGCGTCTCGGCGGACATTCGGCCCGAGCCATGCAGCTTGCTGTTAAGTATTACAAAGAGGCAGGAGGTCGTTACGAGGGTAAGAAATCGAGCGAGAACAAGTTGAGTCGTTGGGGAAAAGAGGATTGGCAAACTCGCGAAGAATACGAAAAAAGCAGTAAATCATAGTTATGGCCGATTTAGCGCGAGAAAAAGGGCGCACTGAGCGTTATCTGCCTAAGGCAGCGTGGGCTTCGATGTCTGCAGAAGAACGCCGGGCTACTGACGAGAAGAAAAAGCGGGCCACGGCGGGTAATAAGCCCGTTAACACTCAGGTGCCTAACACTGAAAAAGCTAAAGAAGCACGGCGCCGCGCTTCCGCGTATATTAAAAGTAAAGGTAAAAAGTGATGGCTAAGATTCGACTTGCTGGTGAGATATTCTCTGGATATAACCAGCCCCGCAGAGATTCGGACGGTGGTAAGAAGTTTGCTGTCGCAGCGAAAGAGGGCGATCAAGTACGGCTAGTCCGCTTCGGCGATCCGAATATGACAATCAAGAAGCACATACCCGAACGCCGCGAGAGCTTTAGAGCGCGTCATAACTGTGACAATCCCGGAAGCAAGTTAAAAGCACGCTACTGGTCGTGTAAACAGTGGTGATATTCAAGAGATTTTAGTTGTTTACTTGTGAGTCCTGCTAAACTACGCAGGCCCTTCCAGCATCACCATGCTGTTCGATTGTTTTTTGTACTTCAATGAACGCGAGCTTTTAGAGCTCCGCGTGGAAATGCTTAAAGATGTTGTTGATGGTTTTATAATTACAGACGCTAATAGAACTTTTAAAGGCGACGAAAAGCCTTTTACTTGTGTAGACACGATCCGCGAACTCGGATTACCCGAAGACAAAATTCAAGTACTGCACGTAGAACTGCCGCCGCCGGATATCGCACCTAGTCCTTGGGTCCGGGAATATTCTCAGCGCGACGCTCTGGCTGTCGGTATGCGGATGACTCCGCCAGATTCTGCTTTCTTCTTCAGTGATGTCGATGAGATTCCCAAACCTTCTGCTTTATTAGAAGCTGTTGAAGTAGCTAAGAAAGACCCCGAACGCTGTGTTCGCCTTTCGATGCCGATGATGTACGGCCGCGCTGACCTTCGGGTTATGAGTCCGGATGGAGACAAAACTAAGCCTCCCACCAACTGGACTTGCGGGACAGTGGTTCTCCACGACCATCTAGATAAGACCTTGTCCGAGATACGCCGCAACCCTAATGATGTCGTTATAGGCGACTGTAATGCCGGATGGCACTTCAGTTGGATGGGCGGCGCGGATCGTCTCAAGCGCAAACTGACGTCTTTTTCTCATTGTTACGACGAAATTCCCAACGCGTATGCTCCTGCATATAGCCAGGAGATGCTGGACTACTTAGATAGCTATAAAGCTACTGTAGGAGGCACAGATCCTCTTGGTCGTAAAGACCATATACTGACTTCGTATCCTCATGATCTTTTACCGCCAGAATTGTTTAAACTGGAACGAGTGAAGGAGTACCTGCTCCCGGACTCCTGATAACTTTGTAATCGAGACATGCCTGCGGACAACCTCAGTATCCGGCAACGCTTTAGCGAAATTCTGGAGGCCGCACGCACTCAGGATCGCACTAAGCAATCTGCCACGATGGTGGTGCTTAGTCACCTGCAGCAGATGACCCTTCTCATGGTGAAGAAGGGTCTTTATTTTTACTGTGATCAGGATACTTATAAAGCACGTAGTAAGTTTCTAGACGATCTTATACAGCTAAATAAGCTAGATATCAGATTTCCTGCGATCATCCGTAATTTTCTTATTGATGGTTGCGGACTTTTTTACTTTCGTCCAGATCCCAAGCTTAAGTACCAAATTTATTTTTTCAATAAAAACCAGTACAGGGTTTATCACGATCTGAATGGAGAGATCGAAGAAACCGTTATTCTTTACTCTTATAAAGTAAAAAACAGCAGTCTAGGTTTACCTACAAATAGTTACGGACAGAACAAGCGCTACGTGCGCATCTCGATCACTGCGGATCGCATCCAAGAGTTCGAGTCTGATACCGAACTTAGTTTTGACCTAGAACCGTCTTCTTTAGTAACACCTAAAAACACCAGGCCCAACACGCTCGGGTTCATTCCCGCCGTGGAGGTCCTCAATAAGCCGAACGCTAGTGGCACTGAGGGTGAAGGGGAATTTGAAACCTTCATGCAACAGATTGTTCTGCACGATCAGATGATGCAGAACATTGCCAAGAATATTGAGTTCTTCGGCAATCCCACGCTGATTAGTTCGCGTCCCCGTAGCGATCTGGTGGAAGCCAGCGATACGGATCGTAACTTCCGTCCGACCATTAGCAGTCAAAGCGGATTTGCCGGGTTAGATTCTCCGTCAACCCGAGTCTCGGATCCGTTTGGATC